GCCATACCAGACCGGGACCCACGCGGCCGGAAACTCCCGGTCCCGGTGCTGGGCGGTGGAGCCCTCCCATGCGTCGGTGGCGTTGTCGTAGCGGGCCGGTTGGCCGAACGTCTTGCGGACGTACTCCAGGCACCAGCCGGGCCGGCACGCTATGTCGGGGTCCGGGGTGATGGTATTGACCCATCCGGCGGTCACGGTGCGAGCCCCGGCATGGCCAGCAGCGCGGCGCGGCGGATCACGGTCGCCTCGATAGCGTCCCGGATTGCCGCCGTTACATGCTTATGCCCCGGATCGAGGGGGTGGAGCTGGTCGGCGCCCAGCATCGTCGCGGTGTCGAACCCGAGGTTAGGGTCCGAGACGACGACATTGGAGAATTCCGTGGCCACCGTGTCCGGGATGGTGCGGAGGTAGGTTTCCAGCGCGGTTTTTTGGTAGCTCGGGTGCGCTACGTGCACGGGTTTGAGCAGGACCACCATGGGCGGCTGCGCCGCGAGAGTGATCAGGCAGTCCACATAGGCCAGCACCGCGCCCGTATAGCCGGGCGGGGTGGTGACTTTCAGCGTGAAAGTCCCGCCGGCCGTGCCCGGGACCCGCAACACCACGGGGGCGCGTTTGCCCTCGCCGAGCCCCTGCCCAAGTGTGGTCCTGCTCCGGCCGTCCGTCCGTGCCCGCGCCACTTCGGTGCCGCCGGCGTTGTGCAGGGTGAACGTCGCGCCGGTGCCCATTTCCGGTGCCAGGCCGATGAACTGGAGGTAGTTCACGCCGGCCGGCACATTGACCGTGACCGTGGCCGAACTCACCGCGCCGTCAGCCAGCGTCGGGTTCACGTAGCGGGCCGTGCCGCCGGAGGCCATGGCGTCGGTGAAGGTCTGCCAGGTGCCGTTGTAGGTAAATGTCGCCGCGTCGGTGTCCTCCCGGATGGTCCCTGCAGAGAACCGTGCCACGAGGGCGCGCATGGACTCCAGGGCGGTGTCCCTGTTGTTTGTGTCGTCGGTGTCCGCCTGGCTGTTCAGCAGCGCCCCGATAGCTACCAGGCCCCGGTTACCCGGCGTCCACGGCGCACCTGTGGCCGCTTGTGCATGGACGGCGACATTCTGAATCCTGGAGCCGGCCACGCCACGGTTATAGATGGTGTAGAGGAACATGTAGTCCCGGAGCAGCGCCGGCCACGCCGCGGTACCGTAGGTGGCGCCGGTCCATGAGTCGCCATACGCCCACGCGGAGATCGCGGGGCCTGTCGGCGGCTGAGGCAGGGCCGGCGGCGTGTATTCGCTGCGGCGCAAAAATGCCTTGCCGACCACGGTTTCGCCGGCCGGGGTGAGGTTCTTATCGTCGGTGACGGTGAGGACGCCGGCCATTAGACGCCCACCGGCTGGCCGTCGGCAACGCCGGGGAGAGTCGCGGGCCATGCGCCCGAGCCGCGGACCGGGTAGGACACCAGCCCGGAATAGGCCGCGCCTACGGTCGCGTAGTCCAGCCGCGGGGACCCGGCCACCAGCACCGAGAGCCGGCCCTCCACCGTTGCGTTGACCTTCACCGGGGAGTACGCGACATAGTCGGGCAGGAACGGGTCCCGCAGCGCGTCGGTGCCGGTGAAGATGTTCTGCGCCGAGGTGGACGCGCCGGATGCAAGCACGATGTTGATGAAGTTCCATGTCACCCGCCCGGCCTGCCGGCGCACGAGGACGCGCCCGGTCACGAGAGGGTCCAGCGAACCGGACAGGTCACGCCAGCCGGTGTCGCCGAGCTCCAGGGTGGACCCGTCCAGGACCAGGGCCTTACGGCCGGAGGTGGCGCCGGTAATGGAGGTGATTTCGGCGCGGGTGATCAGAGTTGTTTCGGGGGTAGCCATAGCGGGGTTTCCTTACCAGTCGAGGGCGGGGGTAGTGGGGTTGGGGACGGGCCATGCGGTGGCGTGCACGCTTAGGCCGCCGGCCGGTTCGGGAAAGAGATAGTGGGTCGCGTTCGGCAGGTCCCAGACGTATTTACCGGCCTCCAGCTTGACGGCCTTGACCGGCTGGAGCCCCTGGATGGTGTCAAGGCGGGTGTCCTGGGCGGTGTTCTTGGCCTCCGCCGCGTCCAGCCTTGTGTCCTGGGCGGTGTTCTTGGCCTCCGCCGCGTCCAGCCTTGTGTCCTGGGCGGTGTCCTTGGCTTCGATATCCTCCAGCCGGGACACGGCCTCTTCACTCGCGGTGTTCAGGTCCGTCAGCCACGCGCCATGATCGGCCAGCGTCAGGTCCTGGGCGGTGTTCTTGGCCTCCGCCGCGTCCAGCCTTGTGTCCTGGGCGGTGTTCTTGGCCTCCGCCGCGTCCAGCCTTGTGTCCTGGGCGGCGTTTTTGGTGCCCGCGGCCGATGCCTTGACATCGACGGTTCCCAGGTCGGCGTCGATCTGGCCGGCCAGGATGTTGACCCGGTAGGGCACGTCGGCGGGGGCGGCCGCGGAGAGTTCATCCCATCCGAATACCTCTGTGGTTGCCATTGCTATTCTCCAATTTTCATAGGCACGTTAATGGCCTGTCGGGTGGTGACGTTCATGGTGCCGGCCAGCGGGGCGAACGTGACCGCCCGGACCAGCACGGTTTCCGGCGGGCCGGTGGACAGCTGCACGGTGATGGTGTTGGAGGGCCGGAGCCAGTACGCGGCGTGCGCCTCCAGCAGCAGGGACCGGCCGCGGGTGGCGAGGTTCGCCAGCCGCGCCGCCGCTGCCTGATTGGCCGCGTCCTGGGTGATCGGGCCGGGCCGTTCCACCGCGTCCCCCATCCGCCCGGCCGCTTCCGGGGCGTAGGGTCCGCCGTTGATCCGGGCGTAGCCGTGAATCAGGTGATCGGTGGTCCCGGTCCGCCACATGTACTTAATCACACACGAGTTAGCGAACCCGTCCCGGGACAACTGGGAGTCAGACGTGAAGATGGTCCCCTCCGGGCCGGTGGTCAGGGCATAGGCGGCGGTCCCGGTGCTGGTCGGGCTCCGGGTAATGATCCATTTGTTGCCGTCCGCGTAGACCCATGCCCCGGTCCGGGACGCGGCCTCCGAGATCAGGGACCACAAATCATCCCCCGCTTCCACCGGCAGATCGGCCAGGGCCGCGGCGCCGAACCCGGACCCCACCACGGAGTCGATTTCCGGGGCTTCCGGGTACATGCCGTAGGTGGTGGCCCAGGTGACAAACTCGGTGAGCCCGGCCCGGTCCGGGACCCATGCGGTCCACGGGTCCAGCCGGGCGCCTTGGGTGACAGCTTCCCCGGACGCGGCGGTGAGGGCCATGGTGTTGTCCGGGCGGCGGATAGGCCGGGTCAAGAGGTACAGGTCCGCGAGGCGGTGGACGTCGGTGGTGCCGTCCGGGTAGGTGTAGCCGGCGTCGATCAGCAGCTTCACCCGCTTTTGCGGGTCCAGCATTTCAAAGAGGTCTTCGTCGTAGCCGGCCGTGACCAGCATGTCAGCCTGGATTTGCGGGGACCAGTCCTCAGCGAACGTCACCCGAATGTCCTCGAGGTCCAGGACCCGGGGCGAGTAGGGGACCAGCACGGCCGTGACCGTGGCATGATGCCAGAGCGATTCTTTCAGCCAGTCCGGCGCGGCCGGGGAGTAGGCCCCGGTCACAGCGGGCCCGGGGTGTTCAGCAGCAGCGCGGTAAAGGACGGGTAGGCCGCGGCGATTTCGGCGAACGTCGCACCGGTCGCGGCGAGGTCCGCGAACGTCCAGGCCCCGAGGACGGGGCCGGCCGGGTAGGTCAGCTCCACATAGGACACCGTCAGTTCCCACTTGCCGGTGTTCGGGACGGCCGCGGTTTCGGTGGCGTGGAAATACATGTCGAGCCCGGCGTGTTCGGCCTGCCGGAACATGACCGTGGCGCCCAGGGCAAACACCGCTTCGAGGTCCATCAGGTCCGCGTGATCGGCGCACACGATAGAGAGGGTCCCGGTGCGGGTGCCCATCCGGGCCCGGACAATGATCGGGTCGGCGCGGCCGATCACCTCATGGACGGTGGATCGGGTCTTGCGGTTCGCGGCGTAGTCATAGACGGTGGCGGCGCCCACGGAGAGCAGCGGCGAGGCCGGGACGGTGAACCGGGGCCCCTGCCCGGCCAGGGTGGTGGAGGTTTCCGCGGTCCCGTAGTCGGTGGAGGCCCGGTAGAGGACCGGGCCGGAGAGCGCCGGTTCATAGTCCCGGAACGTGGCGGTCCCGGTGAAGGGCAGGGCGCCGGCCTCCAGCCGGACCGGGCGGGTGCCGTTCTTATCGGTCCGGGTCAGTGCCACCACCGGGTTGGTGGTGGTGATTTCCAGGTAGGCGGCGCCGGTCACGGTGGACGGGGCCGCGGTAATGGTCACGGTCATGGCGCGAGCGGCCCGCCCGAACGGGGGACCACGTTCACGGACACGGAACGGTTCGACAATTGGGAGAGCACTCCTTGGAAGTAGGTTTCCGAGTATTCGGGCCGGAGCGGGATAACAATCTCCTTCGGCAGGGTCTGGAGCTGGGCCTTGGTTTCTTCGATGTTGTGGGCCTTGACGTAGGTGTCCACGTTTTTCGGAACCAGCCCGTATTGATCGGCGAGCCGGGCGGCGGCTTCCTTGGTCATGCCGGCGGCAATGGCGGCGTTGACGAACTTCTGCCGGCCCTCTTCGGTTTTGGCGGTGATATCGGCGGTGGAGGCGCCCGCGTTGATTTGGGCGTCCCGGAGGTCGTTGGACGCGGAGGCCATGTCAATGAGGGTCTGTTGGTTGGCTTTGCCCACGGCGGTGTGCAGGTCCAGGCCCTTGCCGTTTTTGGCTATGTCGTCGGCGCCGGATTTCATGGAGTCGTTGTATTTGATTTCGGCGGTGACGGCGTCCATGGCGTTCCCGGCCGCGTCGTCCAGGGCCCGGGCCTTGTCCTCCAGGGCCTTGACGTTGGCCTCTATCGCGGCGGTGTTGTCCCCGGTGACGCCGGTTTCAATCTTGGCGATTTCGACCGCGTCCCCCACGGTGCGGATATTCTTTTCAGCCTGCCCTCTCAGGTCTGAGAGGGCGTCCCGCTGGGCTTTCGCGGCGGTCGCGGTGGCGTCCATGACCGGGTTGCCGTCCATGGACGCGGTGGTCCCGGCGTTGATTTTCTCGGTCAGGTCCTGCCACGCCTGGGCGGTCCCGTCCAGCAGCGCCCGGGAATCGTCGGCGGTCCCGGCCGCTCCCTTGACGGCGTCGGCAATGTCCACGCCGGCGGCTTTGGCATCCTTCGCGGTTTCCTGGAATTGGGTGGACGCCTCGTTGGTCCACGGGGTGATCCAGTTATCTTCGATCGCGGCCCGGCCCCACGCGGAAATGATCCCTCCCAGGTCCACGTCCTCGATCCGGCCGCCGGCGTCCACGATCTGGCCGGCGAGGTCGATGGAGGCTTCCTTGAATTTGTTGGCTTCTTCGGCGCCGGCCTGCATCTGGGATATGGCAATGCCGATTCCGGCCGCGGCGGCGAGCCCGGCAATAGCGCCGGCCGGACCGAACCCGGCAAAGGCGTTAGCCGCTACCTCCTGGAAGGACCCGATGATGGATTCCGCGGACCCGTCAAAACTGGCCGCGGATTCCTTCGCGGTCGAGTTCGCTTCGTCCCCGAATTCCTTGACCCCGGATTCGGCCTCTTTGAACCCTTCCTTTTGGGACTTGCCCACCTTGTCGCCGGCGGCTTTCGCGTCTGCGGCAATGGACTTGAACGCGGTAGAGGCTTTGGTGTCCAGGGTCTTGGCTTCGGTGGCCGTGTCTTTGAGCCCGGAGTCCACTTTGCCCAGGGCGGTGACGGCGTCCCGGGATCCGTCTTTGAACCCGTCCCCGAGTTTGTCGCCGGCCTTTTCCGCGCCTTTGGCGGAGTCGGTGGCGAGGTCGTCCAGGGCGTCCGCGACGTCGTCCAGGGCCCCGGCCATGTCCTTGGTTCCCCGGATGAATTGGGAGGTGTCCGCGAGGAACGGGAGGTTGAACCCGTTAGCCATGGTCAGTCCCCTTTTTCGAATGCTTCATGAGTGATACGAACAACAATCTGCGCCCAGAGGGACGCGGCCCGGGGGGCGATTTCGGCAAAGGCCGGGTACACGGCGCGGCCCTCCCGGACCCGTGGCCCGAACTGCCGGAGGGTCCGGCGGCGGACCTTGTGCGTCCCGGACCCGGACCGGTTTTTCCGGTCGTAGGGCTTGGACATGCGCTCCGGGTTCCCGGACCCGAATTCCGCGAGGTGCGCGAGCTGGGCCGGGCGGGCGCCGCCGGAGAGCTTGCGGACCGAACCGGCGGCCTTGGCAACCGGCGGGTTGCCGGCAGCTATCCGGGTGCCCGGGGACAGGATCGCGGCGGCGCCCACCGTGAGGGCTTCCTGTTCCACCAGCTTTTTCCACTCCGGGCCCATGGTGTCCCGGGTAGCCTTGTTGATTTCTTTGCGGAGGTCCTTATCCATCAGGCGCAAGGCCAGTGCTACGGCTTGGAACTTCCGGTCAGAATTCACCGAGGGGACTACCCGGACCACCACGGGGTCAGGCCGTGGCCGGGGTGATTACCGGCTTGCCGTTCACGGCCAGGGACGCGGCGGCGGAGAGTACGCCCACGCCGCCGCCGAGTTCGGCCGGGGCCGGCATGATCTTGGCGGTAATGACCGCGCCGCCGACCTCCACGCCGCGGGGTTTGAACACGGCCGTCATTTCGTCCGTGCCGTTGTAGAGCTTCATGTAGAGGGAATCCTCTTTGAAGTCCTGGGCGAGGTTGAACGTGCATCCCCACTTTTCGGTGGACTCACTCACGGATTTCCCGGAGATGGGTTCCCAAGTGGCGGTGGTGACGCTGGGGGTGAACTTGACGTTGTCGACGTCGTCGGAGTGGTCGTCCCCGTCGATGGTCAGGGTGGCGTTTTTAAGGAACAACGGGCTCTCCTAGGTTGTTTTTGGTGGAGGCTGTAAGGGTGATTTCCCAGCCGGTGAAGTTGGTATAGGTGGCGCGGTCCGCGGTGGTCCACTCCAGGTTGTTCATTTGCTCCACCAGCCCGAGGACGTTTTCCAGGGCGGTGTCCGCGGCGTCTTCGGCCTCCTGCCCGAGGGTTTCCGGGACCAGCACATGCAAGGTGGCCGTGTGGTCCAGGTGGCCTAGCGGGGCCTTTGACAGCTTGGAGCGGTGGACCATGACCACGGGTTTGGCGATGTTGTCCAGCGCCTTGACGTAGGCCATGACGGCATAGTCCGCCGGCAGGTTCTCCCGGAGAACATCGGCAATATCTGAGCGGAGGCTCACCGGAGGCCACCGAACGGGCGTTTGGGCCGGAGCATCTGGCGGATACGGGCGTCCAGCGGATAGACCGCTACGGAGAACCCGTCCCCGTTGAAGCTCTCCCCGGGGCTCTGGCGCTGCATGGCCCACACGGCGCGGGCCTGGAGAATCTGGGCCATGACGTAGCGGGCCGGTGGAACCCCGGGGGTCCCGTCCTCGAGGGACGGGACCGCCGGAGCGTAGGCCGCACACGATTCATGCGCGACGGCCAGCAGGGTGGCCAGGGTGGCGGGTTCCATCAGCACGGCGTCCGGCCATTGATCCTCCACCGTGTCCGGGTCCACCCAGCCGACAAGTTCAGCCATGGCTAGACCAGCGTGTCAACGACGGACACCAGGGCGCGGGCGTCCCGGACCCATGCGCCGTTGTAGCCGTACACGCCTTCATCCGTCGCGGCGTGGGAGACGTCCAGGGCGGATACCCGGATCAGGCCCGGGAGTTCCTGGAGTTCCGCGGCGTCCCGGGAGCCGACGATCACGGCGCCGTTGACCGGGATCGGGCGGAACTGGAAGGAGTTGACCTGCCCGGATTCCCAGCCGAGGGAGGCGTTGAGGAACGCGAGCTTGTCTTTGTCCGTGGTCAGCAGCATCTCGCGGTAGAGGTCCGCGCCGATCAGGGCATAGTCAGGGGCGTAGTCGGTCCAAATGGACAGCACGCCGTCCACCAGCTTGGACCAGCCCTCCGCAACGCCGGCCACCGCGGGGCCCGCGAGAATGTCCGTTGCGCCGTTCACCAGCGTGTTGAGGGCCTTCTGGTCGGTCTTGCGGTCATAGTCCGCGGCGGACTCGCGGAGGTAGCCGGCCCAGAACCCGGCGTCCGGGAAGTCGTGGTGAATTCGGTCCACCTTGTTACCACCGGCAACGCGGCCGGCGGTGAAGTTGACTTCTTCGATTTCGACGGCGCGGGACGGGATCTCCGCAAAGTTCCCGGCGTAGTCGTCGACAATCGGGGTCTTGTCCGTCTTGAAGCGCCAGCCCTTGACCTTCTGCGAGGTCAGGGAGTTGTTAATCATCAGGTCCGTGTAGCGGCGGGTGTAGGGCTTCTGGGCGTTGATTTCTCCCACCCAGGCCGGCTGGGAGTAGACGTCAAAGTTGGTGGCCTTGGACACGGTGGAGAACGCGGCCAGGACGGACGGGTCCTCCTGATTCGCCAGCGCGGCGAACAGGGCGCCCGCGGAGTGGTCCGGGGTGGCCGTGGTGTCGGAGGTCTGGGAGGCGAACAGGGGCGGGACTGCGGGCTTGGACATGGGTTCCTTTACGGTGTGGGATGCGAACGCGGGGGCGTTGTCGGCGGGCGGGGCGTCGGGGTTGTCGGCGGGCGGGTTGAGCGCGTCCTGGGCGTTCTTAATCGCGTCGGCGGCAGCGGCCAGGGCGTCGGCCAGTTCGGTGTCAGAGCCGGCGTCCGCGGCGGTCACGAGCTGCGCGGAGGCATACGCCGGCTTGACCACGGCGCCGGCGCCGGTCAGGTCCCCGGCGTGCAGGTTCCCGGCCCGGATCACGGGCGAGGCCAGCTCTACACTGATCCCGGTGCGGAGCCCGGCGCGGGCCTCCTCGCGCCAGTCCCGGCCCGCGGTGGTATCCGCCGGCATGAACGTGGCGTAGATGCCGTCGGCGCGTTCCTCCAGTGAGGTGGCCTTGCCAAGCGGGCGCTTGAATTCATGCTCAAAGTTCGCGTGCACGGTGGACGGGTCAGCCGGCAGCTTGACAATGCCGGGGCCCGGGACGGTCAGCTTGCCCTTGTTGGTCGAGCCGGGCTCACCAAACGGCAGCAGCTTGAAGGACAGAGAGCCGTCGTCGTTGGCGGCGTGCAGGTCGCCGTAGATGCGGATTGGATCGGTCATGCGGGGCTAGCTCCATTCGTTCCGGGGTCCGCGGTCGCGGTCCCGACGTTGCCGGTGGCGGGGGCGAGGGTGTCAAAGCTGGACGCGGAGAACGTGACCTTGACGCCTTCGGGGGTGACGTCGTCCTGGGAGAGCCGGGACTCAATGGCCCGGGTGAACAGCGACACGGACAGGGTAAGAAACTCGTTGGCATTCTGGAGCGTGTTGGAGTATTGGTCCGTGGTCCCGGAGTTGCCGTCCAGCATGGCCGCGGGCAGGTTGGTGAAGTTGGCCGCGTCGAGGCGGGCGGCGTTGCGGGCCTCGGTCAGCATGGCCGAATCGTCCTTATCGGCGCCCGGGGTGACAATGTCCACGCCCGGGGGAATGAACGCCGTAGCGCCGCCCGGGGCGGTGCGGGCCTTGGCCCATTCCTCCAGCGCCTTGTCCACTTCGGCGTCGTCGGCCACCATGTCGTCCGTGACCTTGATTCCCACCATGGGTGTTGGGTTCGCGGCGCGGTCCTCGATGGTCTGTCCCATGGACAGGTAGTGCCGGACGGTGGACTGGGCAAAGTCCAGGAACCCCAGTTGCTTGAAGGACGGGATGAACAGGACCTCATCCTGATTCACCGGCCGGCCCTCCACCCGGATGTTCCCGTAGGCGTCAAAGTCCCAGAGGTGCTGGGGAATGTGGACGCCGTTCACGACATGGCCGGCGGCGTTGCGGGCCACCGCGAGGCAGGACCAGCGGTACCAAAACAGGTCCATGAAAATCTGCACGTTGCGGTGCGCGGGGGACAGCGGCCCGTCCGTCCAGTCCAGCCACCGGGTATCCTCCGATTCGGTGGAGGCGGTGAGGGTCATCTGGGAGATAGCGGCGGTGTAGAGGTCCACGGCGCGGGACACGGCCGGCACGGACAGGGCCTGACCCACGGACACCGGCCCGGTCAGCCCGGTGGTGTCCACGCCGTAGATCGCGGCGAGGCCTGCGGAGGAATCCGGGGACCGGAGCGCGGAGCCCTGTGCGACAGTCTGGACAAGCCCGGATTTCTCCGGCCCCGTCAAAACGTCTTGAATCCGGCTAATGAGTCCCAAGCGTGCATCCTCCGGTAGTCGTACAGTGTGCGTTCCGGGGAAGATCACACCACACAAACGGCCACCGGGTCCCCGCTTTTGCGGGACCCGGTGGCCGTGAGTTGAACTAGCCGGGCGTTTGGCGGGCCATGTCGGGCCGTGTCGGTCTAGCCGATCACGGCCGCGGCGCGGACATGGCGTTTCTTTTCCCGCCGGCCCAGCGACATACCGAACCCGATGGAGAGCCCCACAATGCCCGAGACGTCCACGCTTGCATTCTTCCGGCCGAACAGCCGGGACTCCCCGGAGTAGCGCCACGTCACGTTTTCCGCCGCGTTGGTCATGGACGCGGACGCCGCGATATGCGCGGTACGGTTCGCCAGGGCATTGTTCAACATGGCAGCTCCGGCCGCTACCTCCTTCATGGTCACGGGCCGGAGCGCGGCCGGCTTGAAGGTCGGGACCCGCTGGAGCGCGAGTGCCACCGCGGAGTTAGCGCCAATCGCGTCATAGTAGAACCTGACCCGCGGGTGTGCCTTCTGCGCCCGCGTCAGCTCACCCGTGAGCCAGTCCGTGCCCGGCCGAAAGTCCATGATCTGCCCGTGCGGTTCCCCGTCAGCGTCCACCCACGTGGCCACCAGCGAGGCATACAGGCTATGGATATGACACTCAAAGGTCAGGTCAAAGTCCTGCCCGTCGAACGGGACCGGGTCCACCTGGGCGTCCGCCCATTCCTCGGTGTTGATTGCCGACGTCGCACTATCGGCCGGCCATACGCAAAGGTATTCCCGGGCGAACTGGGCCGGGCCCAGCTTCTCGAGGTTGCGCCGGACCTTGGCAAGTTCGGTCAGCCCACACGCGAGGCCGGGATGATTCAGCCACCAGACCGTTTCGTCCAGGACGTCGTCCGACTCCAGTGCACAATAGTCAGCGATGCCATACGCCTCCGGGTCTTTGCGGCCCCGGGAGAGGGCGTCCCAGAACACGCCGGCCCGGACCAGCCCGGGCGTGCCGGAGATGATGATTTGGCCCAGCGGGCGGGTGTCCATCAGCGGGAACGCGCCCGCTACCAGGTCCTCTGATTTCTCCGGGTCCAGTTCGCCGGCCTCATCAAACCACATGCAGTCAGCGGCTTCACCGCGGAACGCGCCGGACTCCGGTTTGACTACCCACCATTTGGAGCCGTTGAACCACTCCAGGTACTCCCGGCCCTGGGAACGGTAGGGCTGTTTCATGCCCCAGTCCGCCCACTCCAGCCCCTCCCGGCGCAGCTGCGCCTCCATCAGCCGGACCATGTTCATAAAGAACTGGGACGCGCGGGTCCCGTCCTGCGCCGTGGACACCGCCCGGTAGTTCGGGATGGACTCACACCGGCCCAGAATGACCATCTGAATCGTGGTTGTTTTGGTCGAACGCCGCGGGATCTCTACCGTGGCTTCCTCATACAGCGGGCGGAACAGGCCCGTGACCGGGTCACAGCGGGTCGACTTGGCCTCCAGCATGGCCGCGATATGCACACCCTGCGGAGTCAGCGGCAGACCCATGCGCGAGGCGCCCAGGGACGCCGCGGAAATGTCCGTCCCAAAGGGCACCGGGGACAGCCACCGCGGGGCCGCGTCAAAGGTCAGGCCGGCGTCCCGGTAGACCCGGTCCACCGCCTCCGCAATCGCGGCCTCATAATCAGCCGGCAGCGCGGTGAGGGTCACGCGGTCACCAGGCGGGCCGCGGGGCCGGCCGCTTTACGCGCCTCCAGCAGCGGGCCCCACTGATCGGCCATGGCCTGGGCAAGGCCGGGGAACGTGCGGGACCGTTCCTTCCACCGGTCAGGGGACGGCGGGAGGTGGTGGACGCGCTGGAAGACTTTGGCCGGGAGCGTGCGGCCGTAGGCCTCCACCTCCGCGGCGTCCGCGTGCTGGACCAGCGGCGGCAGGTTCTTGAGCCGTAGGCCCGTTCTCTTGGACTCCGGGGTCCCGAACTGGTAGGGCTGGACAAACTGGGTGGCCGCGCCGCCCACCAGCTTGACCGCGTTGCCGTTCATCACGGGGTTTTCCAGCGCGATGTGGGGGACGTCGGCGTTCCACAGCAGGTTAAAGAACGCGGCGCCCTCCGCTTGTTCCTGCCAGCGTTGCTCGTTGCGGACGTATCCCTGGGCGATGTTCTCCGCTTTGGTCTTGCCCATGTACAGGTGCCGGTTCGCCGCGTTGGTCATACCCGTGCACGGCGGGTGTCCCACCAGCAAATCCCACCGCTGGGAAAGCAGGTCCCGGACGTCCCCCTGGTAGTGGAACAGGGACGGC